AAGCTAAAGGAGAAGAACACATGATTACTCTTACACGCGAAGAAGCGCAGGAACTGTTGGATACTTTAAAACATTTGTGTTTGTATACAGCAGCAATTAAAGGATATAACGGGCATAAAGTCCAGCCACCGATAAATATGCTTAAAGCCAAACTAAAGCAGCCTGATGTTCCCGAAACAGACTTCGGGAAGATAAAGCCTGTGCCAATAGCAAAGTTGCGTGAACTAGTTGAAATTCAAGGGCGTAATGGTACATGGAACTACGACCCATACTTTCACGGTATGTATAACGGCATGGAAGTTATGCTTGCTGTATTGGAAGATAGAGAGCCAGTATTTCGTGGAGCGCCAAAGAAATGGCTATCAAAGAAAGAATGGCAAGGTCTGACGGATGAAGAAGTAAAAATACTTGCAACGCAAGGAAGAACTGATTTTTCAAGGCCAGCGTACAACGAATTTTACAGCGCCATCGAAGCCAAGCTAAAGGAGAAGAACAATGGATAGACAATGTTCAAGTTGCGGCGGGTTCTGCAAGAAATCAGGGTGCGAGCGTGAGAACGTGAAGCCTGAACCGGAACCGGTGGCGTGGATGTACAAGGGAGAACCTTGGTTTGACGGCACAATCTGGCATGACCAGAGCGAAGTCACAACACACAAGCGTGTAGCGATGTTTAAGGACAAAAACGCGAAACCACTCTACACCGCCCCACCACAGCGCGAATGGGTAGGGCTGACTGATGAAGAAATAAGAGAAGGAAACAAGGACTCATGGGTTACTAGGCAAGCATGGGAATCTGCTGCTTGGTGGGCTGAAGCAAAACTAAAGGAGAAGAACACATGACAATGCACACGTATCCGCTAAACGATTTGCGCGAACATGAAACTGATAAAGGTGCATTTTGCTGGTGCAGACCGGAGTACGACGAGGAGTATGACTTGTACGTACACAGAAGCATGGATGGGCGCGAAGAATACGAAGAAGGAAGGAAGCCGACATGAATGAACGAATTAAACAACTTGCTAAACAGGCAGGATTTTACAAGTACGGTGATGATTTTGAAGACATAATAGAAAAATTCGCCGAGTTTATTGTGCTGGAATGTATGCGTATGTGTGAGGTTACGGAGATGAGTTTTGTGACTCATGGTTGTGATGTTGAGGCATCGGGTGCAATTACGGTTAGAAAATTTATTGCTGAACATTTTGAAGTTGGAGATATACCCGAGCCATCGAAGCCAAGCTAAAGGAGAAGAACACATGAGGGCTGCCAGAGTTGATGTAAATCAGAAATATATTGTCAATTGCTTGCGTAAAGAGGGTTTTACTGTTCAACACTTGCATAATGTCGGTGAAGGATGTCCAGACATCCTAGTAGGCCACAAAGGGCTAAACATCTTGATGGAGATTAAGGACGGTAGAAAGCCTGAGTCTGAGCGCAAACTTACAGCGCAACAGGTAATCTTTCACAAGATGTGGAAAGGTCAGGTAGAAGTGGTCATTAGTCCTGAACAAGCAATTTTGGCAGTATTGACGCATACCAATGGCAAATAATAAAAAACCACGCAAACGGCATATTCCTCGCAGAAACATCTTGCCAATGACGATCCGACACAATGCACAAAGTGAGCAAACATTGCAACTAGTACCGCATACCGAACTAATGAAATTCCGTGAGGGTATTGGTGACGAGATTGGCTGGAATACGATTACTGCGCGATTAAACGTCGGGTTAGTAGCTGCATATCAGTCTGATTATGATCCTGAGTATTTGTTGCTAATGGATAGCCTAAAGGCGATTGTTAATGTTCGAGAGAGATTCCTGAACACTGGCAGATGGGGATTATCTGGTGACGATCTTAAAAGCATTGGCGATGGTTTAGTAGCTACTGATAACTTACAGCTATCAATAACAAGAAAGCAATTGTCAAAAGCTATTGACTATGTATTTAAGAACGCAGGTGCTTTAGATGAAACATCTAACTTTTACGTGCAAATATGAGGATAAATTTAACTGAAGCTGAATTGTTTATTTGCCGAATGTTAGGTGTTATGCGTAGAGCTGAAGCAATGCACAAGGTATCAAATAAGCAGGTAGGAAAAAATGATACCTGGTCAATTGATATTGATGGTGTTGTTTCTGAATACTGCGTTGCCAAAATGTTAAATATATGTCCTGATTTAACTGTAAGCGTAAGAAGTGGTGGTGTTGATTTAATTAGCTCTAAAGGAAAAACAATTGATGTTAAATCAACAAGGCATAAAAATGGCAGATTGTTGGCTACATTAAAAAAAGTTGATGATCCTTGTGATATTTATGTTTTAGCTATTGTGGATGATTTTGGTGCTGATGTTATTGGGTGGTGTAGTAGCAATGAGTTATTTTCTGATAAAAACAAAATTGATTTAGGTCATGGTGTTGGTTATGGATTAAATCAAGAATATCTAAATAAATTTAAAAATGATAAATCCTAATGAAGCAATAGACTACATAATCAAGAACTCACAGGCTTATGCTAAAGCTAAAGCTCAAGTTACTTATTTGACTGAGTACCGCAAGACTAAGAAAGCTATTTGTTTCCAATCAAGCCCACGCACCACGATGGCAGAGAAAGAGGCAGACGCTTATGCTCATCCAGAGTACCAAGCTGTATTAGAAGGCTTGAGGGAGGCTGTAGAAGAGGCTGAGAGGCTTCGCTGGATGCTCATTGCGGCACAAGCTAGAGTTGATGTTTACAGAACGCAGGAAGCTTCTAATCGAAGTATAGATAAAAGGACTATGTAATGGATAAGAATGTTCAGGCAGTTAGGCAAAAGCTGGCAGATCGAGCTGAATTTGGCATGATGAAATACGGCGTAAGCACAGAGCGAACAGACTTATCTGCAAAGCAATGGCTTATTCACGCACAAGAGGAAGCAATGGATTTAGCTGTGTATCTACAACGTATTATCGACAACATTGATGACTAAGGACGAAAAGAAATATCTGTCGAAACTGGTAGACATTGGCTGTATAATTTGCTATAGGAACGGCTATCCTCAGACACCGGCAGAAGTGCATCATGTCAGGGGATTAGGGTTAGGGATGGGGGTAAGAAGTGGGCATTACGACACTATCCCACTTTGCCCTAGCCACCACAGAGGTAATGATGGGTATCACGGCATGGGTCGCAAAGCCTTTGAACGCAAATACCAGATCACAGAGATTGACTTACTTATTCAAGTTAAGGGGTTGTTAAATGAAAAAGACGAAAGCTGAAAAGAAGGTCAGTAAGGTGATGACTGAGTTTAAGGGTGGAACATTGCACTCAGGCAAAGGCGGCCCTGTAGTAAAGAATCCTCGCCAAGCAATCGCAATTGCTCTTTCATCTGCTAACGTGCCAAAGAAGAAGAAAAAAAGCTAAGTTCAAGTTTTTGATGTTCTGAATTTGTTAGCACTTGCAAATTTTCAATTCTATTGTCTATTGGATTTCCATTAATATGATGTACATGTTCATAAGGCTCAAGTTTTCGATTTAAATGTTGCTCCATTACATATCTATGCTCACGTACTTGTTTCCCATTAACTCTAATAACAATATATTTTCTTTGTTCTGTTTTTCCTGCTCTTAGCATTAATGGACTATTGTTTCTTGCTTTTTCTGAAATTTCTGGATGAGCAAGTGTGGTGCATCTACGAGAACAAAATTTTGCAGTATTTTCTCTATTTTTGGCAGCATAAAACATAGTTCCACATTGCAAGCAGTTGTAGTTTTTACCGTTTTTGCGTTTTTCTGCTCTTGTTTTCCCATGTATTAAAGCAACATATTTTGATGAACAAGAGCGAGAACAAGATTTTGTTGTTTTTCTTGATGGGGTAAATTCTTTATTGCAGGAAATGCAATTAATTGTTTTCATGATTGCGATTGCAATGAGTTATAATAGCCATAGTGTACACTGAGGATGATTATGAAACAAGGTCTTTATAGTAATATTGCAGCAAAGAAAAAGCGCATAGCAGAAGGTTCTGGAGAGAAAATGCGTAAGCCAGGCACTAAGGGTGCGCCTACTAAAGCCGATTTTAAAGACGCTGCTAAAACAGCAAAAAAGGGGAAAAAATGAAAGGCATGAAATCTTGTCCTAAATGTAAGGGTGGTGAGTGCAAAGGCGGTAAGGGTTGCATGATGGACGATAAGGAAGAAAAGAACGGCAAGAAGGGTGGCAAGATTGAGATTGAGATTTCAATGCCTATGCGTGGTTCTAGAACCGCTAAAAGCAAAGCTAAGAAAAAGAAATGACAGCGGCTTGGACTAAAAAGTCAGGTAAGAACGCCAAAGGCGGCTTAAACGAGAAAGGTCGGAAGTCTTACGAGGCTGAAAATCCTGGCTCTGATCTAAAGGCTCCTGTAAAGACAGGTGATAATCCACGTAGAGCTAGTTTCTTGGCTCGAATGGGCAATATGCCAGGGCCAGAGCGTAAGCCAGACGGTGAGCCTACTAGACTGCTGCTAAGTTTAAAGGCTTGGGGTGCTAACTCAAAGGCTGAAGCAAAGAGTAAAGCTGCTGCAATATCTGCAAGAAACAAGAAAAAATGAGCCATCAAAGCCAGCTAGACTTCGTTGCAGGTGTAAAAGCTAGATTCCCTGATTACTTTACCGACAAGAAGGTATTAGAAATTGGCTCTCTTGACATCAATGGCTCTATTCGTACCTTTTTTGATACTACTAGCTATATTGGCGTTGACGTTGGAGAGGGTCGTGGAGTTGACGTTGTAGCTAGGGGAGAGGATTTAGTATTTCCTGAGAGCTACTTCGATGTAGTGGCAAGCTGTGAATGTTTTGAGCATAATGAACAATGGGTTAAAACCTTTGAGAATATGGTCAGAATGGCTAACGGATTAGTATTTTTTAGTTGCGCTACTACTGGGAGGCCTGAGCATGGAACCAGCAGGACTAGCAGGGCTGACAATCCTTTTCTTGGCGATTATTATCTTAACTTAAC